GTAATCAATGAAGATAATATCAGGTATCATATTACGTTTAAGTTTGAGTTCATTCAGTAACGCACGGAAGTGATTAGCATGAGCAGAACCAGTTGGGTACTCTTTAATAATCAACTTACCATTAGTAGTACTCGCGATCTTCTGAACCTTCTTAGTAAACGAATCTTTACTGAGATGTTCTAACTGGTCAATCGGCACGTTCAATAGATTCGCATCGATACGTTCTGCGATACGTTCTTCGGACATCTCCATAGTGATGTATAAAACGTTCTTACCCTGAGACAGAGCAGCGGCCGCGGCATGACACATAAACAGAGACTTACCAACACCAGTGCCCGCAAGAGCGATGTTCAAAGTCTTCTTAGGCAGACCGCCTTTAGTAATACGATTGAAATACTCTAAATCAAATTCTAGACGTTCTTCTTCTAAGTGGTAGAAATCAAAACGTTCATCAGCGTTATCGATATAGTCATGACCAATGTTAGTATCGAACGATACAGACAGAGCCTTAGACAGCACGTCAGGAATAGCATTCTTACCCAACTCAGCGTGTTTGCCGTCGATGATAGAGATAGACTCCATCACAGCATTAAACACCGCACGGTCTTGACACCACTTCTCAGTACGCTCGACTAACCAATCTAAGTTCTCCTCAGCATAGTTGAAGATGTCCGGAAGGATATCTATAGCATGACGGTACTGCTCGTCAGTGAGACGGTCAGCACTGTCCAGTTCAATCTTGAAAGCTTCCTTGGACGGAAGACGATTGAACTTGGCAATAAACTTAGTGAACTCTTTGAAGAGTGCCTGATAGACACCCTCAAAGTAGTCCGGATTAATAAACGCTGCGACCTTACGTGTATAAGGGTCGTTAGTCAGTAGATTCCGTAGAATCGTCTGCTGTAGATTGATTTCCGACATTTGCTTCACTTGCTCCAATTGAACCATCTTTAATTGCTAGTTCTATTACATCAATTAATATATCTGCGGCAAACTGCTGCAGTTCTGCATTTTTATCGTTAACCAACTCGGGATTCTGTGTTTCAATGACATCGAAATTAAAGTTCAATTTAGTGTCATCACCCTCACCATCGAGTTGTACATTATTAAAACGGATCTTCGATCCACCGAATGGCGCACGTAGAATCATCACTTCCCACGTCTGACTACCGTCCTGAGCATACGCCGGCACTAGTTCATAATCAACACCTTCACTAGGTTTATCTAAATCTAATGCTCTCATGATATTTCCTCCTCTAACATGGCATCTAAGTTGATTGGGCTATTATACCCTATTTGATACGTCTTGGCAAGGAATTCTTTGAAATCAGTGGTATTTAATATAGGTTCCCAGAAGTCCGCAGTCATAGTCTCTTTGAGTCTAAGTTTAGCACCTAGTACCTCACCGGTAGTTAGATCAACTCGCTGATACCAACCGTTTGATGGTTTGTCGACGTATCCACCGGCAAGTGCCACGTCAAGTAGACCAGAGTACTGCTCGATACCACCTTCCCACGATACCGTGATAGGAATTTTAGACTGTTCTTTTACAAAGCGAGACTTCTCGACCTTAATCACAAAGTCATATCCCATTACTTCCATTCCAGTCTTATTCTGTCGACGACCAATAATCCAGATATTGTCTGCCGAGTAATAGATACCAGTACCACCACTAACTACATCTTTCGGAAACAAACCAATCTCTTTGTACGTGTGATTGATTGCCAACATTGGAATGTTCTTCATCGCAAGATACGGAGTCGCCATACGGAACAGACCCTTCAGTGCCTTCGCACGGGACATATCCGCAACACCCTTCTCCGCTAACGCGTCATCTAATTCTTTCTTAGACGCAAGGTTACCGATAGAATCGATAACAATGATAACGTCATCAGTACGTTCAATCTGTTCAAGTTGATTGATGATATCAAACTTAAGCTCTTCTACGTTCATTACAGGAGTGTGTAACACACGACTAGTGTCAATACCAAACTGCTCGAAGTATGATTGCGGAGAACCAAACTCAGAATCATAGAACAACATAACCGCATCTTTCTTTGCTTTCAGGTAAGCACCTGCCATCAATAATGCGAATGAAGTCTTGAAGTGTTTAGATGGGCCTGCGAGGACAGTTAGTCCTGGCGTCACACCACCATCTGCCGAACCAGACAACGCGACGTTTATCATTGGAACGTCGGTTGGAACCATATCTTTTGATGTGAAGAATTTACTCGTTGATAAAACTGCGGTCTCTTTTATCTTAGAGTTCTTCTTCAACTTATCCATTATACTCATTATTCTTTGCCTTCTCCGAAGTTAGCGAATGTGATGTTGTTAACCTTCTCACGTTCATCGAGGTCATATTGTACACGATAACGAGTGTTTATGTCAAGTACTTTCTCAAGTAAGTCAAAAGAAACTTCTTCGTCATCCACAGTGTGGGCAGAGAACTTTAAGAAAGCATTCGTATCTTTAGGGAGACACGCGCCACCGAAACCTCGTTTACCATCAAAGCCAGGCACACGAGTGTGACCCATACCAACACGTTCATCAAGTCCTGCGGCACGAGTAACGATGTTATAAGAACATCCATACAGATTAACCAAGTCATATAACTGATTGAAGAATGTTACCTTCGTAGCAAGATAGGAGTTGATTGTATATTTAACGAATGATGCCTCGAATGCGGTCATACGGTGATAGTCGTTAGACTCGCAACCACTGAAGATATCATAGATTTCGATCAGTTCTTGAGTTGCCTGTGGAGAACCACCCATGACGTGAAACTTAGCAGTAACGAAGTCAGCCTTAGCATTCTTCTCTGTTAGGAACTCAGGGTTATAACAGAATCGGTCTACTTGACGACGATCCATACTGTTGTATAGTCGTTGAACTACATCCGGCGTAATCGTGGATTTAACTACGACCAACGCGTTAGTATGGGCAAGACTCTTCAGTACGGCATCTTCTACGATAGTAGAGTCTACAGTTCCGTTGTCATTAGACGGAGTCGGAGCACACACAAATACACATTGTGGGTCGTACGCTTTTAGGTCATCTACCGAGGTATTATACTTCGGATCGATCAGTTTAAAGGTGACCATCGGATGAGTAAAAGCATACTCAACCGCTTGACCAACAAAACCGTGACCTACGATTGCCACACGAAAAGGATTCGCTGGACTTAGTGGAGCATCATTGTTTGACATTATTTAATCCCATTATAAGTTTTGTACCATTCATAAAAACGTTCTACACCTTCGGCGATACTTACCTTGGGTCGATATCCAAGAGTCTGTAACTTAGAAGTATTAGACCAAGTCTCCAGAGTATCCGCTGGATGTTTAGGTGCGAGGTTTTTGATTGCCTCTTTACCTACATTCTTTTCGATCTCGGTAATGAAGTCCATAAGTTCGACTTGCTCACCACGACCGATGTTAAAAATCTCTCCCGATTCAATCTCAGGATGATCTAAAACGCACTCGATACCATCTAGGATATCTTCCACGAAGGTGAAGTCTCGCTTCATCTTCCCATAATTATACACGGTAATCTCTTCCCCGTCAAGGATTTTATTTGTAAAATCAAATAAAGCCATATCAGGTCGACCCCATGGGCCATATACAGTGAAGAATCGTAGACCAACAGTGTTGAGTCCTGACGATTGGAACTGACATTCGTTTGCCCACTTGGTGTAACCATATGCGTTCAACTGCTTACCGGTCTCTCGACCTTCAGTCCAAGGTACCTGAGAACCCGCGTACACACAAGACGTTGACGCATAAATGATACGAGTGTCGGGAAGGTGTTTCTTACACACATCAATAAGATTCTGAGTAGCATCAATGTTGTTACGGTGATACTGTTTCTCTTTACCCATTGAGTCACGTACGCCCGCGTGAGCAGCGAGATGAATGATAACATCCGGAGAAAATTCACGCAATAACGCTTCGGTCTTGATGTCGTCCGCGAGGTCACAGTTCCAGATAAACAGGTCAAAGTGAGTCATGCGGTCTATTTTGAGTTTTGGGTCGTACAGGTGACGATTGAAATTATCGATACCTTTTACTTCATACCCATTGTTTTGTAAACGTCCAGCGAGTTGTGAACCTATGAATCCGGCAGCACCGGTTACAAGTATTTTCTTCATTGTTTAACCATTCCTATAAATGTATTCTAATGCTCGGTCTGCCTCTACCAACAGAGGCCTACTAGCATACCAGTTACCCGTATCGTTATCAAACTCACGAATTAGGTCTGCGACTTGATTGGCAGTAAGTGGATATCCTTTCGCATATGCGTTACCCGCAACTGCCAGCATAATGCTGTACATCTTACTATACCACCCAGTGTCGCTAATTTGTTGATACTCAGCACCCAATCTACGAGGCCAGAACGGGCAGTCACGATATGACGACCATCTGAAGTCGGTGTTATTTAGACTAGATTTACGATGTTCAATCACCGCAGATGCCAAGTGCGGAGGTAGTCTATCTAGAAAAGAATTACCAGTCTTCTCATGATAGGGATGTTTAGCAATCAA